CCATACTAAAGATTGTATTAATAGCTTTCTTATATTGTTGGTCATTCCAATATTATAACCATCCGAAGATAAATACTCAAAGTCATTTCCTAAAAACGCAACTTCTGAAAATGGAGAAAACGTTGAGTACTCACCGTCTATATATTTCCATCTATATGCAAATCTTGGAAAAACATATTCAAACATTGGTTTTTTTTCAAGAAGTAAAATATCCCAAATTACAGGTAAATTTTCACCATCAGCATCTAAAGCTTTAGATATATTTGAAGAAATAGCTTGAATCTCTCCAGTTACAGTAAGGTTGTTTAATGAATGTATTTTTAAGCTTATTTCGTAATCATCATTTGGTCCAAAGTCATTTCTTAGTTCACCTTTTAAAATTATTACTTCCCCAACCGCCCACGCGCTACTAGGCAGCTCGCTAACATTAAAAGTTACTCTTCCGTCCCAATAAGGAGCTGTATTTGAACCGTTAGGATATAATTCAGAATTATCAGTATTTAAAGAGGAATTTTGAAAATGATCTACGTTTCCTCTAACTGGGTCTATTAAATCTAAATACTCTGCATATGTAGGTAAGGATTCAAAATTACTGGCGTTTATTAATATATTTGGCTTGTATGTAAAATTTTCTAAATCCAAATAACCCCAAGTTGTAGTTACTGGTGTTATACCGGTTCCAGGTTGTGGTTCTTGTCCAGGAGTATCAGAAGCGCTAGCTCCCATAAACAACGTTAATGCGTTTAGCGGTGACTTTTTTATAGTTGTTACATCTGCTTCAACAAAATCAGGTTGGCTAGATAAATTAGTTTGATAAGTGTTTTGCTGCGACAACCATTTAGGTACTTTAGTGTGCGTTGTAAAATCTACAGAACCTGTTTTAAATTTTTCAATATTAATCTTTTTTGGCTCAGTCTGATCGTCTGTCCAAAATAAAAACTTATCAAGTATATTAATACCTGTAATTAAATAGTCTTGTGAAAAATTAAGTATACCAGCTGTATCTACTAGAATTGGCTTTACTAGATCTGTAGTTTGATTATACTCTGCTATAGCGCTTACGCCATAAGGAAAGTCACCTGTCTTGGAAGGTGCTGATATAAACCAATATATACATTCAGTTTCATCGTGACGTATTGATCCTACTACAACAGGATCTTGAAGAGAGTCTATGTAGTCTGAACTCCAATTCTCACTACACCCCTCACAGCCACGCTGTTCCCTGTTTCCTTTTACATTTTGTAAAGTACCTACATTAGATCCATCTGAGTTCGCTAAATCTAAATTTAACGCATCGCGATACTCACCATTTGGCAACAACCGCTCATCAAGATCTTTATTCATTCTTCCTGATTGAAAGGTATGGATAAATTCTGGCATATATTAATGTTTTATTTGCTTAGATTTATTACGCATAACCTGCGTAATCTCCTCTATTTTGATGTTTGATAATCTTAATTTAGCATTACGTCTAGCGGCTTGTTTCTCTCGTTTAAACCTTGCAATAATGTACTCTGGAGTGTTTATTCTAGTTGATAAAACAGCGTGAGCTATATATTTATATAAAGCTTCTTCGGCAAATTTATGAACAGTCATCTCTTCGTCTTTGCCAAGCCCGTCGCTTATATATTTTAACGTGACAATACGGTTTACCATGTCTGAACTAAAATGTATTAATCCTCTTATTTGATCTATATAAAAAACGCCGTTTGATTGTGCGTTTTCAGGATTAAGACCATATCTTCCGCCTAAAAAATGTTGATCTAATAGTTCTCCGTTGTTATTATTTTTTAAATAACTTTCATCTCTGTGTTTTGTTTTAAACTTTTTAAGAGTCTCGGATTCTTGAGCATAAATTATTTCACCATTACTGTCAAAAGTATACTGGTAATCACTATCTTGCACAATTGGCAAGGGATCACTAGTTTTTATAGCTGGATATATAATGTGCTCTATTCCGTTGTTATCAGTCCATGTTAATTTGACGTAATTAACATAGTCTTGAGGTAAAACCATATACAACTGCGGTCCTATTTCTATTTCTTGAGACTTAAACGAAGGTAATAAATCAAAATTAAATTCTTGTATACCTCTTTGTGCGTGGAAAGCAATGTCAGTTCTTTTTATTTTACTAATAATCTTACCTTCACCTACATAAGAAATAACGAAATTATTTATAATATCTTTTAAAGATATAAACTGATAATTACCATAATCTTCATCTAAGCTATTCCAGATACCGTCTGGACCTTCGTAGTACTGCTCATTAGTTTGATTTATTAGTGCCATTTATTAAGATTTTTCTTGTTGTATAGTTTCTATCTCTTCTTGATTAACCGCGTTGTATAAATTATAATCTTTTATTAACAAGCCAGATAATTCAAGTATTTTCACAACTAACTCTGTTTCTTCTGATGGTTCTAATTCAAAGTCAACAGACTGAGATGCGTTGTATAGGGGTTCATCAAAAACCATAGTGTAAGCCCATTGAACTTTTGCTGGTTTTTTTATATAAGTACAAGAAATATTATTTGTTAGCTCAGACGCTCCGTATACGTTGAGTCCAGTGCTGTTTTTAGTGTATATAGGGCGTGTGTTAACGGGTTTTGTTAGTGGTGATGAGTTTATGTACAAAATTTCGTTTTGATTAACCTTCTCAGCTTCTATTTGCTCAGTGCTTGATGTGCCAAAACTATTAGTTGTTGTATTTGAGTATATTACTGTCCCTAGCCTATATACGTCTGTTGGTAAGTTAAATAAGTTATTTATAGCATCATAGGTTAGTGATGCTGAAGTTTTAAAGGGAGATATTTTTTCATCTAACATATTTAACATGTCAGAGTATTCAGTGCTGTTACCAGGGATTCTACCAAACTGGTTTATATCGTAAAAGTATTGTTCGAATAAATCTTCTTGCGCTTGGTTAGCAAATAAGTTAAATTCTTGAGCTGTTACATAGCCTCTTTGTTCTTTGTTAAGTATACCAAGAACTCGCTGGTAAACACTATCCACGCTTATTGCCATTTGTATATTTTTTTATTATTTATAGTAATTAGGCCACTATTATAGCGGCCTAGCTACTATAACTTGTGACTTATAATTTTTTAATTATATGTTTGTAAACTTCCATACCTTCGTCTGTCTTAAAAAACGCAGCTAGCGCAGAATAAGGGTGCTCATCAAAAGGAACGGTCATTAGTTTTCTACCTGTTTGACCGTAACTAAAAGTTCTTTGATCTTTAGAAAGCTGTAAGATTCCAGCGTTTGTTGCTTTAATACCAACATTTCTTAGTTCAACGTTTTCATCGCTTGCTAGTTCTAAAAATAGTAAAGGATTTCTTTTAGCAAACAACAAACAGTCTCTTTTTAACTCACTAGAAGTTAAAGCGTCTACTTTACTACCATATTCAACTCTTAAAATAGCCTCTAATTCTTCTATTTCCATTTTTTGAGCAGTTAACAAAGCTTGTATTTCATACTCCATATATGCTAGCTGATCAATAGATTCTTCAACGGCGTTGTACTCTTCATAAAGTTGATCTTTAAGAGGGTGATATAACGATAATAGTTTTTGTAAAGCAACTTGTTCTTTTGGAACTGCTAGTTGACCGTCTCTAAAAACTATTCTACCTAAAGTAACGGCTCCTTTTTGTTCGTCTACAAAAGGAGAATTTTGATTAGTAGCATATCTTAGCTCTCTTTGAATGCCTTTTTCTTCGTCAAACCATAACAAAGATTTTTTTTGAGAATGTTTAGAAGCTATATTATATATAATAGGGGTTCTTCCATTTTTTAAAGTATATAATCTATCTCTATAGTCCCATTCTGGTTTTTTTGGTGCTGCAATTTTTTTTTCAGCTGCAATCACTTGAGGTGCAACCTCAATATTTTCTTCTGCTTTGACTTTTTTAGTCATAATATAATAAAATTAAATAATTAATAAAAGTAATAATTACCCCCGTTGGTTTAACGAGGGTAAGAATTACATTAGTTTGAATTAATCTTTACCGAAAAGGATAAAGTTGTTCGCTGCTTGAACACAAAGACATCTTTCTGATAAGAAGTTTACGTTCATTTCGTCAATGTCAGATGAGAAGTTTCCTCCAACAGATCCAGTTACCCAAGATTTTAAACGACGATCATCAGCTTCAGAAGCTCTGTATCGAACATGTAAAAATGGTCTTTGGATGTTTTGACCTAACATTTGATCATAAACAGTAGAAGTTCCAGCTGGTACTAAAACACCCAACACGTTGTCAACAAGACCTCTAGTTGTAGAGTCGTTTAAGTATTTCCAGTCTGTTTTGTAAAAATCATAAGATCCTCTTCTAAAACCGCTAAAACCTAAGTTAAGAGCCATATCTCCAGAATTTTCAAAAACACCGTAAGATGTTCCGTCTGTTCCATAAGAATTTTGATTAGCTAACATTATATCAATAGATAAAGATGTTGAGCGATCTAAGAATAACATATTCTCTTCAATTGCTCCTTGCTTGTCTAGCTCTGCTAATATTACGTCAAACTCTGCAACACCTTCACCAGCTCCAGTGCCACCAAAATTAGGATCATTGTAAACAAGACCTCTACTTTCAATCGCGGCAAATAAACCTTCAGAGCCACTAAATCCTGCAGCACCAGCTGAGTTAGCTGTAGTACCATTGTCAACAACAGCTTCAACCATTGACATTTCTAAATAGTCTTCAAAACGAATACGAGCTTCGTGCTCTGATTTTAAATACCAAAGATATCCACCAGTTCCAGCTTCAGTAGTAACTTCAACCCAACCAATTTGAGCAACATCAGAACCATTTACGTTATACTTATCACGTAGAATAATTGGTTTGTTTTCAAATTTAGTAAATTGAGCGTCAATAGAATTTACTGGTCCAATATTACCAGCAACACCAGTTCCACTACCTTTTTTATACTCAGATCCATAGACAAAAAGTTTAACACCTGTTAAAGCTCCACTTCCAAGTGTGTCTAAGTTACCAGCACCATAAGGAGCTACGGTAATAGTACCATCTCCGGGTGAAGTAGCTACTCTAGCTTTTACTGTATTAACTCCTTTTGATATAACTATTGTAGCGCCTACTCCTACTAAACTTCCTTTTTGAGCTGCGGTTTGTAAACCTGCTGTTCCAGCCGCGTCATCTGTAAAAGTAATTGTTGTTGTTGCGCTACCGTTAGCTACTGTACAATCATCAAAAGCGATGTGTAAACGCCCTTGCTCAGACCAAATAACTCGGTCAGAAGCCATAGGCATTTCTGCTCCTACCATTCTTAAGAATCCAGAAACTGTACGGTTGCCGTAGCGTTCTACTTCTTTTTCGTATACTTCTGGTAGGAATTGAGAAGTAAACGCCATATCTGATAAAGATAGGTAATTGTCTCCAAATAAACCTTTTACGGGTCTTGGGGTAAGATGGTTAAGTTGTGCGCCTGTTCCGGCGAAATCACCTGCTGCCATAATTTTAATTTTTTAGTTGTTATTTTTTTATTCTTACTTTTAGTTTTGAAGTATCAAGTCCATTAACAGATTTTACAGTCCAGCCGTTTGATGTTGTAGTTTTTTCATGGCCCCGTCTCGGTTCCATATCTACGTTCTTAGCTGTGGCAACACTGTTTCTTATAGCATCAGATTTTCCTTGCTCATAAAAATGTTTTGCAACAGCGTCGGGGTTCATAGCTGTAAATAAAGATTTGTGATAACCCAAAGCGTCTGACATTTCATTTTTTTCATTCAAGAACTTCTTGACAAAATTATTAATATCACTTTGACTTGACTTTACCTCATTAGCGTTTTTAACATTAAAACGATATTTTTTGTCTCCAACGGAATATTCAAAACCTTTGAAATTGTCATTGAAAACATCGTTTGTCTTGCTCGTAAACGTTGTTTTTTGTTGTTCTTCAATCTTAACAGATTGTTGTTTTTCTTTATTATAGCGATTAAAAAACTCAACCGCTTTTTGTTGTTCTGGATTTAATTTTGATCCAGCTTTAATATCTTCGTAGTATCTAGACTTTAAACCATCTAAGTGATTTTTAGCTTTTGCTAATTCTTCCTTATGGGCTATTTTCTTTTTACGTACATCTCTTTCTTCATCTAGCTCTTCATCGTAGGCAAAATTATCTTCCATTAAAAAGTCAATTTCATCTTTATCAAGATGAGGTCTAGTATTCTCGTAGTACTCTCTAAGCAACTGAGTTTCGTTTAACGCAGAGTAATCAGTATTAAGTTTTACATAATCCTCTAAGCTTCCGCCTGTGTCATTCATAAAATCAACAGCTTTTTGAATGTTTTCTGGTAACTCAATCCCTGTGTCAGCCTCTATCAAAGCTTGCTCTACCTTGTCTTCAAGCTCTTCAGCTTGCTCTACAACCTCTTTTTCTGTTATTTCTTGAAGGATAGGTTGCTCGGCTTTAACAGGCTCTTGTTGCTGAGTTTGTTCCTTTATTTCTTCAACCACGCTCTCTTCTTGGGATGCGGTTTCTTCTTGGGCTGCGGTTTCTTCTTTGGCAGTTTCGCTAATATTGTCTTCTTCTTTCTTAGAATCAACATCTTCTTGCGTTTTATTTAGTTTTGCTAAATCCACTTTTATAACGCCTTCACTGTTTTGAACTACTGGTCCATCTATTTCAACTTGTTTTTTAACTTCGTCTTTTTTAGATTCTTGTTCTGTGTTTTCTTTCATGATAAAATATTATATAATTATTATTTATTATAATCACCTAGGTTCAAAAGAACCTAAACCAAATCCACCTTGCATTACATCATTTCCAGATGATTCAAAGTTTTTTGGCGGTAAATCTTCTTTTCTTTGTGCTATTAATTGACTTTGTTGTGTTGCTTGTATCTTAGTTCTTTCGTCTTTTCGGTCTTCTTTTATTTTGTCTTTTGAAGAGACAACATTAGACTGCATTTCTTGAAGTTTCATGTTTATTTGAAACTCATACGCCATCAAGCCTTTCTTCAGCTCTGCTTCTGTTGTAAGTTTTTTAGATTCAAAACTTAATTTAGCTTCTTCTAATTGTATTTTGCTTTGAGTAAGAGCATTTTGCTTTTGAACCTCTAACTGGGCCGCAACCTGCTGAGACTGCTGATTAGCTTGGGCTTGAGCCTGTATGTTTTGTTTCTGCATTAGCTGGTCACGCTCTAGTTTCTTTTTTCTTCTTAATTTAAGAAGGGAATTTGCTAGCTTTATATTTTTTACGTTTCTAATATCTATTGCATCTTCTAGATCTATAGACTTTTGAGTTATAGCTGTTTGTATATTGTTTTCTAGAACAGCTTTTTCTTCTTCGTCTGGCTGTAGTTCTATGAATATACCAAAATCATACAAATGTAATTCTCTCAACTCATCTAATGTGGCTATATTGTGAACACCAATTTGCTGTATAAAAGCATCTCTGGTTGGTGAAAACTCTAGTATATCTGATATTCTTAATGAAAGATTTTCAGCTAAGTCATTAGTTATAAATAAACCACTTGTTAATATATGTCTAGTAGCTGTATTTGAGTTTGCTGCTGCTAGTTTTTGAACACCAACTAAAGCGTCTTTTGAAGGTGTGCTGCCATCTCTAGCTTCGTTAAGACCCGTTACGTCGCGGATCATTTGAAGATAATAATTGTATGTATTTATAAGCTGAGGTATCTTATTACCACCAGACCCACTTGCTATCTCTTGAATAGGTATTTTTCCAGGATTTAAATCACCTTCTTGAGTGAATGATCTACCTATAACAGAACCTGTTTGAAAAAACATATTTAAAGCCTCTTGAGGATTGTAATTTGTACCATTACCAAGATCAACTTCAGATAATCCATCAGCGTCTAAATAAACACCATCTGGTACCATACGTGATAACACTTGTTGTAGCTTTAAATGCGTAAGCTGTATCATGTCCGCAAAACCAGTAATCCTACTCACTAAAGACTCTATTTTACCTCTATACATTCTAGGCGCACAAATACTGTAATTCATCTTAACTTTAGTAAAATCACTTTTTGGCCTTAGCATGTTTTTAGCCATTTCCCACTTTAGCAACTTATTTGTACCTAGAACTAAAACACCCTCATATAGAACTTCTAATGATCTACCTACTTTTTGTATGCCATATTGTTCTAGTATTTCGTCTGGTGGATTAAATTGATCATCTTTTATTATTATTTTTTCAGCACCAGTTGATGTTTCTTTAACCTTATAAACCTCGTTCATGTAGGTTTTATAGTTGAAATATAATATTTGAACAGTGTTTGAATCAGAATTATCAGAGGTCGACATTGTGGTACCATAGGAACCGTTGTTTTGAAACGACGTTTTAGTTATGCTTTCTAAATCATCTTCACTGAGATTAGGAAATTGTTTTTTTAATTCATTTATATGAACTGATTTTATTTCACCTACATAATATATATCATCAAAGTAAGGAGAATCTGTATGCGAGTAAACCATGTAAGCAGGATCGACGTACTCCACCACAGCTCCTTCAGATTCAGAAAATCTATTCTTTACAGCTCCAATACCTAATGTTGTTAGGTCGTAGTTGACTCTTCTTCTCGTTAAATCATATTTATTACCTTCTAGCAGCACGTTTATAGCTTGTTCTTCAGCAACCTCAACGTTTTGTTTATATGTTAACTGCATGTGAAGCTCTAATTCTTCTTTTGTTTCTGGCAAAGACTCTGGTTTGTTTTCAAAAAGATTTACA